GGAAGGCGTGGCCGTTCCGGACGATCTGGCCGATCAGCTCGGAAGGATCGCCGATGGCGTAGGCAAGTTCACGCTGGCTGGATGGGGCAGCGACACCATTGCCAACATCGCCCAGCCGATGAACACTCTCGCCAATGCGGTGGCCAAGTGGTCGACGATCGAGTTCCCGACCGATATCGCAACGCAGCTTGGCTCGTTGGCCAGTGGAGTCGAGGCGTTCACACTGGCCTTTGCTGGTGGATGGTCGCTCAATGCCGTGGTCGGTCCGCTTGGAACGCTCGCCGATTCCGTTAAGAAGTGGGACGGCGTGGAGGTTCCTGGCGGAATTCAAGGCAATCTTACCGCTCTTGCGAACGGCGTGAAGGCATTCACGCTTGCATTCGCCGGCGGCTGGTCGATTGATGCCGTCATTGGCCCCTTGGAACAACTGCCAGGGGCCGTTAAGAAGTGGAACGGCGTGGAGGTTCCTGGCGGAATTCAAGGCGATCTCACCGCTCTTGCGAATGGCGTGAAAGCATTCACACTGGCCTTCGTTGGTGGATGGTCGATAAATGCCGTCATTGGCCCTTTGGGACAACTGGCAGGGGAAGTCAAGAAATGGAACGGCGTTGAGGTTCCTGGAGGAATTCAAGGCAATCTTACCGCTCTCGCTAATGGCGTGAAGGCGTTTACTGGTATTGGATCCGGGATCGCGGAATCCATGTCAAATGCCGCTTCCGGGGTTCGATCCATTGCTACGGCGGCAACTAGTTTGTCGGCGGCGAACCTGTCTGGTGTATCGAAGCAGATTTCGACATTCGTGAGTTCGTTGAATAACACGCAGTCGATTACCAGCACATTACCGGCTGATATTTCGGCGTTCGCAACTCAGCTGAATTCCGCCATGGTCACGTTGGGTAATGTGGTGTCGACCAATGGATCGACCATATCCACTGGATTCACACAGTTCAAGACATCGGTGACCAATGGATTGTCCGGTGTTGGATCCATCGTCAGCCAGAACATGTCGAGTATGTCCACCGCCATCATCGGCGCCACCTCGACCATCAACGGCGGATTAGATTCAATTATCAGTGTCGTGCTGGCCTTCGCCGGAAGTATGAGGAACGCCCTTAATGAGTCGACGACATCGACGGCGGCCGGACTTCGGGCCACGGTGAACAGGATCGATTCTTTCCAGTCACAGTTCCGCACGGCCGGTCAACATCTAGCCGATGGTCTTCTGAACGGCATGCAATCGAATTCATCCCAGTTCATCGGAGTGTTCTTATCGTCCGTCAATCAGGCAGTTAACAGCGTCAGAGCCTATTATAACGGATTCTATGACGCCGGACGATATCTCGTCGAGGGATTCGCCAACGGCATAAATGATTACGCGAGATCAGCGGCCACCGCAGCGGCCAATATGGCCAGTTCGGCCAAGACGGCTGCCGATCGCGCCTTGGATAACGGTTCCCCGTCGAAGATTATGATGCAGGTCGGTCGATTCTTCACTGAAGGATTCTCGATCGGCATTACTGATCGAGAGGACATGGTCAGCGATTCTTCCGAGAAGGTCGCGCAGAAGGCGATATCCACGTTGAATGACATGCTGGCGACGTCATCGATCGACGATCTGTTCGACGCGAGTCCGACGATCACCCCGGTGCTTGACCTAAGTGCCATCAGCAAGCAGACCGGATCGATCGATTCGATGTTGTCGAGATCCATCGCTCCATCAGAGGCCGAGCTCAGGGAAATCGATCGTCGATTCCGTCAAAATGAGAGTGGTTCTCAGACGGCGGAGAAGGATACGAGCGGTCCGAAGTCGGTCAACATCGAATACAACCAGACGTTGAATTCGCCGACCAGTCTCAGTCGTTACGATATTTACCGACAGACATCGAACCAACTCAAACTCCTTCGTCAGGAATTGAAAATGTCACCTATAGGAAAGTAGTGGTCTCAATGTTCAGGTCCATGACAGTGATCAATGATCGAAACGAAAGTCTGACCATTTCGCTCGCCGACCCTCGGGAGAGCGGATATTTGATCTCCGGCATCGATGGTCTTGGGCCAACGAAAGCCACTCTGTGGCATTCCGAATCGGTCACCTCCGATGGTTCCGTCTTTAATGGAGCAAGAAAGGAATCGCGTGACATCACCATCACACTTGCCTATCTATGGGATGCCAATCACAGCATCGAGGAGTTGCGTCATAGGATCTACCGATATTTTCCGGAGAAACGAGCCGTGACGCTCATCTTCGAGACCGATACCAGACGGGTGAAGACCGTCGGGCATGTCGAGAACAACGATGTGGCCATATTCACGAGTCAGGAGGCGTCGGCGATCACGATCAGATGTGCGGATCCGTGGTTTGAAGACGCCTCCGAGGTCTCGGAGATCGTCACGCAGTTCTCGACAGTGGAGTCGCTGTTCGAATTCCCGTTCCCGATAGCCGGCGACACCTTTGAATTCGGCAATATCAGCATCGATCATTCGAAGATCGTCCAGTACGACGGTGAAGCCGAGGTCGGCGTCATCATCACTGTCGAACTCACCGGACCGGTTTCTAATCCCTCATTCTACAACGAGGATTGGAACGAGTCGATCCTGATCTACACCGATAAGGTTAAGAGCATCATCGGATCCGATCTCCAGTCGGGGGATCAGATCATCATATCGACCGTGTCCGGAGAAAAATACGCAAGAATCCGTAGGGAGGGCATCGATTACAACGTTCTCAACGCCATCGACAGGGCTGTGAGTTGGATTACACTGTATCCTGGAAACAATGTCATCACCTATATGGCCGAATCAGGTATCGATAACATGATGGTGTCCGTATCCAGTAAGATTCTTTACGCCGGAGTGTGATCATGGCGAAACGAATGGAATTTTTCGTACTGGACAAATCGTTTAAGGTCGTCGACATCATCGATGAGTTTGAATCGGTTATTTGGACCGAGCGGTTCTCGGCTTATGGCGATTTCGAATTCTACGTTCGGGCGAGTATCGATAATATCCAACGGTTCCCGAAAGGATATTATCTGTTCTATCCCGATTCCGTATCGACCATGGTGATCGATCAGGTGAAGATCACCAGCAATCTCGAAGATGGAGATCATCTTGTCGTGAGCGGTCGTTCCTTGGAGTCGCTTCTGTTGAGACGAGTCATTCCGAAGAAAGTCACGTACAAAGGCGATATTCAGATCGCAATTCAGACGATTCTGAACGAGAATGTCATCAAGCCAACGGAAGCACGACGGAAGATCGACAACTTCGTTTTTGAAAAGAACAACGATCTTCCTGACACTTCGTCGGAGACCGATGATGGATACGAATTCGATGGCGACACCGTATACGACGCCGTCAAGACGATTCTCGACTCCAAGAAATACGGATTCCGTCTTAGTTTGGCAACGGCCGACCGTTGGATCGATACGAAAATGACGTTTCGCATCATAAACGGAACTGATCATTCATATGAACAGGATAAGAATCCATATGTGATATTTTCATCGAATTACGGAAATCTGGTTTCATCGGACACCACTATGGACTATCGTGAACTCTATAACGCCGCATACGTCGGTGGGTCCGAGACACGAAATGATGATGGTTCGACGAAACGTCTGGTCGCCTATGTCCCAAATGAGGACGGATCTATCGGATGGGATTATCACGAAACGTTCTATGGCGGACTATCGGTCCAGCAAAACGATGATGAGGGAAAACCGCTTCCGGATTCCACGGTACTTAACTCCCTCAAATCGGAAGGAAAGAAGGAACTCAAAAAGGTTGGTTCCGGTATCACCTTCGATGCAGAGGTATCATCAACTACTGGCATGGTCTACAACGAAGATTACACTATCGGTGATATTGTGCAATTCGAGAACGCCTATAACATGGCGTATCCGGCCAAGATCACCGAGTATATTCGTAACTGGGATACCAATGGATACAGCGAGTATCCGACATTGGAGACGATCGTCGATTCCTTGACATCGATCGATGATTCCTCCGGATTACCGATTCGAGATTCCACCGACAACACCTTGCATTCCTCGGTGAAGATAGACGATTAACCAGAAAGGAGTAAGCCATGGCCGTTACCTCAGGATTTTTCAATTCCTTGAACCATGATCGTATGTACAACAATATTCAGATGGGGCAGATTTTCGATGGCATCATCAACGATGGCGTGCTTCCGAATTTCGAGGACCATCTGGTCGTTAAGTCGGGAAGCGGCATGCAGGTCATTGTCGGATCCGGTCGAGCCTGGTTCAATCATATATGGACCTATAATTCCACCGATCTTCCGTTGACGATCGATTCTGCGTCGGCCACTCAGGACCGTATCGATGCCGTGGTGCTTCGGGTCGATACCTCATTGGCGGTCAGGGCCAATGGTATTCTCATCAAGAAGGGAACGCCAAGCGGAAGTCCACAACGTCCGACTATGACCAAGACGTCGAATATTTCCGAATATCCCTTGGCGTACGTTAAGGTCGCTCATGGTGCTATGAACATCACCTCCGCCAACATCACCAACGCCATCGGCACGAGCGCATGTCCTCTGGCGACGCTGGTCGAGAACACCTTCGACGCCGATACCATCATCAGACAGTGGCAGGCGCAATTCGACGACACCATGGAGTCCAACAAAAAGGAGTGGCACGAGCTCATCGAGAGTGTCGTGACCGATCCGTCGGCCATCACGTCGATCCCCAACTCCGTCATCGACAACATGTTCGTCATTCACTAAGGAAGGAATCATTATGAGAATTTTGGACCAAAACGACAACGAGATCCAGCCGGAGGACGTGGACTATCGTCTCGGCAAGCTCTCCGATGACAAGATCTTCATTCAGCACCACGATGCCGTCGAAGCCGTTGAGGAGCAGGGCCATTACGAGACCCTTCAGGAGTATCCGAACGGCGGTAAGGACGTCGAGTGGAAGGTGGACGTTCCAGGCGTCGAAGCCAAGGAAGCCTGGGACGAATACGAGGATATTCAGCGCTACACCAAGTTCACCGCTGAGGAACTCAAGGCCAATGCCGAGCGTGAGGCGCAGGCAGTGGAACAGCAGGAGATCCAGAAGGCCGTCATGGCCGCCGTGTCGATGCTGATTCAGCCGATGCTGCCCAGCATTCCGGTCGAGGATCTGAAGGCCGTGTCGGCTCTGGTTCCGGAGTGGACTGTCGGCACCGAATACAAGACCGGCGATATTGTCCGGTATAAGGGTGTTCTGTACCGTTGCCTTCAGAATGACACCGCCCAGGAGATCTTCCCGCCGGATACCTACATCTCGGGGTGGAAGCGTGTCGATGAGCCGGACGAGCAGGGTATCTATCCGTTTAGCCAGCCGCTTGGTTCTACGGACGCCTACATGAAGGGTGACAAGCTGTCCTTCGAAGGCGCCTATTATCAGTCGAACATCGACTATAATGTCTGGTCGCCGACCGCCTATCCGCAGGGATGGACCAAGTTGGATGGCACCGGCGAAAGCCCGGAACCTGGTGGCGATGATGACGAGTATCCGGCATTCGTCCAACCGACCGGCGCCCATGACGCATACAACATCGGCGACAAGGTGACGTATAACGGCCATCGCTACGAGTGCACGATGAACGGCAACGCCTATTCGCCGGATGCCTATCCGCAGGGATGGAAACAGATCGACTAAGGAGATGACGTATGGCACGTCTTAATACCTACACCCGCACTTCACAACCGTCGGATTCGGACGTGTTTGTCATCGATAGCACGACTGGTTCGGCGGGCACCAGGACGGTGCTTTGGTCCTCGATCAAAGCGCTGTTCGCCGCGGCCAAGCACAGTCACGCCGCTTCCGACATCACCAGTGGCACACTGGCAGTCGACCGACTTCCCACAATCCCGTTGTCCAAGGGAGGCACCGGAGCCACGTCGGCCGCGACGGCCCGTACGGCTCTAGGTGTCCAGAATCCTCCGACGGCGCCGGTTGCGCTTACCAATCAGAACCTGAACTCGTACAATGCCGAAGAACAGTGCGGGTATTATTACGCCCCTGGCGGCAATACTGTATCGAACAAGCCATCCGGCGTCGAGCACTTCGGCATGTGGATGATGTATACGGCGTCGAGCGTGTTCACCCAGATTCTGTACGACGACTCCGGCAAGATCTGGACGAGGTCGTATTCTCATTCCGCATGGAGCTCGTGGACCGCTCTGGTCCGAACGACCGATACGATCGCCAAGGCCACCAGCGCGACGAACGCCACCAACGCGACCAATGCCACGAACGCCACCAAGGCGACGCAGGATTCTGCCGGTCAGACCATCAACACGACCTATGTGAAGTCCGTCATCGCATCAGGACGCACGGTCACGGTGACCAAGGGCAACGGCGCGACCTCGACGTTCACCACGCAGGATACGACCTATTCCGCGGCCACCCAGTCGACGGCTGGTTTGATGTCGGCTGCCGACAAGAAGAAGCTCGACGGCCTGTCCGGCGATTACACCACGGCCATCGGTGTCGCCACGTCCTCGAAGAACGGCCTGATGTCCAAGACCGACAAGGCCAAGCTCGATAAATTCCCATTGGATGGTATGACCCGCATCAGCGAGGCCACCATTGACGGTATGTTCTAAGGAGATATTCATGGTAAGCTACCTTGATCAGGGGGGGGTCCAGCACCTCGTAGATAAACTGCTGGATCGGATGTACCCGGTCAATTCGATATATATTTCCACCAATTCCACCAGCCCGGCGTCGCTGTATGGCGGCAGTTGGGAACGTTACGGTACCGGACGAGCGCTGATCAGCGCCTCCGATACCGACACAGACTTCAAGGCCGGCACCACCGGCGGAAGCAAGACACATAATCATGCGTACGGTATTGTGTTTGGTACCAGTTATGGAATGACCGTATTGTCGGACAGTAGAGAATCACCACAAATTGGTCTCATTGATTATTCTCTAACCGTTGGTAATCGTATTCGGAAACAAGGTATTCCAACTATCAATACGACCAGTCTCGGTTTCGCAGATACGGTCTATGGCTCATATGGCGAGAATAAACGACTGACCCTTCGAGAAAGTGAAGGACTCACCAGGGAAACGTCATCAATGGAACCGTACGTTGCAGTGTATATTTGGCGCAGAACGGCCTAGGCGGTTCGACGCCATACATACACAGCGACGTAGGGTTCCATCGAGCTCGCGGGGTCAGAATGTCCGACGATGGCAGCTCCCTGGTCTGCGTCGAATGAACCGCCATAGATATCGCCAATATGTCGAACATCGCCCTTGAATGAGGGAAGTTTGACACGTCGTGCGACGATGTTCTTTCCGCTAAGCGAGACCTGTGCAACAAACGTGCCTGGATTATGATTATGTGTCTTGCTTCCGCCGGTGGTGCCATTACTCCGACGGGAATAAGAATAATGGTATCATATTTGGATCAAACAGGTTTAGAGTATACACTCGAAAAGCTCCGCAATCGGATGTACCCGGTGGGGTCGCTCTACTTCTCTACGAACAGCACCTCACCGGCAACCATCTACGGCGGTACATGGGAGCGCTACGGTAAGGGACGAACCCTGGTGTCCGTCAATGAGTCCGATACGGACTTCACGGCAGGCACCACCGGCGGCGAGAAGACGCATAGACATAAGTTGCCGAACTTATTCGGTCATTTA